ACGAAGCAAATCCAGGTGAGTTTAAAAATGACAGATTAGATTTTACGGATATGGTGCAGAAGTATATCGAATCAGGTTTAGCATTACCGTTTAAGGTTTTGATGGTGGATGAAGCTCAGGATCTTACTCCTTTACAATGGGACATGGTAGTAAAATTAGCTTTAAACTCTAATAAAGTTTACATAGCAGGTGATGATGATCAAGCTATTTATGAATGGAATGGAGCTGATGTTTTATTTTTTCAAACGTTTCCTGGTAAAGTAAAGATATTAAAAGAATCACGTAGATTAAATAAGAAAGTGCATTTTTTTTCTAAATGTATTTTAAATGGTATGGAAGGACACCGGATAAAAAAAGAATTTACTTCGAATGGAACTGACGGTGAGATTTATAAATGGAGCACCTTAAAAAAAATACCTTGGGAGATACAGGGTTCTTGGATGGTCCTTTCAAGAATTAACGATGTGAAAAAAGAATTGCAAGATGAGGCTAGAAAACTAGGTTTATATTTTCAAGATATGCGTGGAAACAAATCATTTGATATTAATCAATGGAAGGCTATCCAAGATTGGGAGTCTATATGTGATGGTGGATCTATAACGAGAGAAGATGCCTGCAATATGTATACATATTTATTAAACATAGATCACGGCTACCGGTCATCGGACAGTAAAAAGTGGAGCTTTGCTCACCCTAATCAAGTATTTAACTTTGAACAATTACATTTACAAGGTGGTATGGTAGAGGAAAAACAATCTTGGCTTGATGCATTTCAAAGAAAATTCAAAGATAAAGAAAAAATATATTTTAGAAAGCTTCTAAAAAGTGAGATTAATTTAGACGATAAAGCTAGAATTATTATAGATACCATACACCAAGTAAAAGGTGGAGAAGCAGATAATGTTGTAATATCAGCTAAATGTAATTTTCCCTCACATTATGATAGAAAAAACTTAGAGGAAAGAGTTAAAGAATTAAGAGTTTGGTATACAGGTGTTACACGAAGTATTAATACTTTACACTTACTTGGCACCTATCATAAGTATCATTTTCCCTTGAGTAAATATTATAAATTGTATAAAAGTAATTACCTATGAAATGGCCCATAACTTGTGTAGATAATTTTTTTGATAACCCTGACGAAATTGTCAAATTCGCAAACACTTGTGAATATGAAAAACCAAATGATGGAAAATGGCCAGGAAGAAGAACTAAACCACTACATCTAATAGATTTTAATTTTTTCGAAAAAGTGATTACAAAAATTATTTCTTTAATTTATCCAATGCAAGCTTACAATGTTCAGTTAATAGCAAACAGTTATTTTCAAAAAATAAAAGGATCTGATTATGTAAACGAAGGGTGGGTTCATGATGACAGAGGTTTAGAGTTTACATCGATAATCTACTTAACAAAAGATAACAGTTGTGGAACTTCAATATTTAAAGGTAAAAATTTTAATGTTCATCCTATTAATGAACCTAAAAAACGTGAAAGATATGCTAATTTAAATGAAATATCGGGTGAAACAGAGAAAATTTATTTAAAACAAAACAATGATCAATTTAAAAAAACTTGTTCTTTTACATCAGAATATAATAGAATTGTTAATTTTGATTCTCATAATTTTCATGCAGTAGATAATTATGGAAATAAAGATGAGAGTGAAAGATTGACTTTAATTACTTTTTTTGAGGATGTTTACTTTCCTAAAATAAAATTTCCGATTACTGAGATGAGGAGAATAATATAAATGTCTAAAAAACAAATTGGTGGTTCCCATTATAAATCTTTTACCATTGAGCCTTGGACATTTATACAAGAGAATCAACTTAATCCGTTTCAAGCTAATGTAATAAGATATACGTGTAGATACAAAAACAAAGGTGGAATACAAGATTTAGAAAAAATAATTCATTATTGTGAAATGGAGATAGATTTTATGAAGAAAAAAGAAAAGAAGGTAGAGCTTCCTGATGATTCACATGCAAAAGAAGAAGAGTGGGCACAAATGATAGCCCAAATGCAAGATTCATGAGTCATCAATTAAATTTTATATACAACGATAGCGATTGGGTTGCTCCATCAGAGTATCCCGATTTGAGAAATGCTAATGAGGTTGCAATAGATTTAGAAACAAAGGATCCAAATCTTAAAACAAAGGGTTCAGGTTGGGCAACTTTTGATGGTGGTATTGTTGGATTTGCTGTAGCTGCATTAGGCCAACAATGGTATTTCCCGATTCAACATGATGCTGGTGGTAACATGGATTTAGCCGTGACTACTGCATTTATGGTAGATTTATTAAAAAGACCTAGCACAAAAATATTTCATAATGCTTCTTATGACGTTGGTTGGTTGCTAGCAAATGGTTTTGAAATAAATGGTAAGATAGTTGATACCATGGTAGCTGCAGCTTTGATTGATGAAAACAGGTGGAGCTTCTCTCTTAATGCATGTGCAAAAGATTATTTAGGTGAGATTAAAAACGAAACATTTTTAAAGGAGAAAGCTAAAGAATGGGGTATAGATCCTAAACAAGATCTGTGGAAAATGCCTGCAGGTTATGTTGGCTTCTACGCAGAACAAGACGCAGCATTAACATTAAAACTTTGGCAAAGATTCAAATCTGAAATACAACAACAATCTATTAATGATGTTTGGGAGATGGAAATGGAGCTGCTTCCTATTTTAATTAAAATGAGACAAACAGGAATAAGGGTTGATGAGAGTAAAGCAGCATTACTCAAAAAAGAATTTAGAAAAAAAGAAAAGGATGTGCTGTATAAGATAAAAAAAGAAACTACTTTAGATGTAGATATTTGGGCAGCAAGAAGCGTAGCACAAGTTTTTGACAGGTTAGGAGTAGAGTATCCTAGAACTTCAAAATCTAATGAACCGTCCTTTACAACCAACTGGTTACAAAACTGTGAACACCCCATAGCAGGTTTAATTAGAGAAGCCAGAGAGATTAATAAGTTTCACTCTACATTTATTGATTCTATTCAAAGATACGTACATAAGGGTAGAATACATGCAGAAATAAATCAATTACGATCAGATCAAGGTGGAACTGTGTCAGGCCGATTATCTTACGCAAATCCCAATCTTCAACAAATACCTGCAAGAAACAAAGAATATGGTAACAAAATAAGGTCTCTATTTCTTCCTGAAGATGGCAGACAATGGGGTTCGTTTGATTATTCACAACAAGAACCACGTTTAGTCGCTCACTACTCTGCATCCATTGGAGAACGTTTAGATGGATCTGACGAGTTTATTCAAGCTTATGCAGATGAATCAGCAGACTTTCATCAAATTGTAGCTGATATGGCAGGCATATCTAGAACGCAAGCTAAGACGATCAACTTAGGTTTATTCTATGGAATGGGTAAAGCTAAGTTATCAAAAGAACTTGGTATTGATAAAGATAAAGCAGAGATACTTTTAAATAAATATAATTCAAGAGTACCTTTTGTTAAAAAATTAGCTAGTGCAGTAACCCAATCAGCAAGTAAATTTGGTTTTATAAGAACTATAAAAGGTCGCAAATGTAGATTCGACAAATGGGAACCAGCTACCTTTGGTATGAATCAAGCTATGGATTATAATGAAGCTAAAGCTAACTATGGTAATAATATTAGAAGAGCTTTTACTTACAAGGCATTAAACAGATTGATACAAGGATCTGCAGCGGATCAAGCTAAACAAGCTATGATAGATTGTTATAAAGCAGGTCATTTACCTTTACTACAAATACACGATGAACTATGTTTTAGCATTGGAGAAGATAAAGATATTGAAATGATAAAAAATAAAATGGAAAGCTGTATTGAAAATCTTAAAGTGCCTTTTAAGGTAGACGTAGCTTTAGGCAAAAGTTGGGGTGAAGCAAAAGATGAATGACGAATATAATAGTGGCACAGCTTACAGAGCTATGTTAAAATTATTTAGGGAGGCAAGAAAAGAAATGGCAGAAGAAAAATTTATACAAAAAAGACCTAGCTGTCTAAGATGTTACGATAGAAGAGAAGTTTGGGTTTGGAAAGACACAACAGAAACACAAAAGATAAAAGTAGACTGCCCAATGTGTAGTCCACAACGACCACCGCAAGAACTACGCGAATCAGGAATTATTTAATCTTCGGTTTTTTTCTTGGTAATTGATCCCGATCTTTTGTATTTAGGCCATTTACAATTAAATGTTTGGAGTCCTGTTTCAGTAAGAATTTTAATAATGTGGCCTCGTTCGGTTGATTCAACATAGTGCCTAATATAGTTAGGAATATCAGCATACGAATCTCCTTTTTTTAAAGTCATAGATAGCCTGTGTTATAAATGAATTTTTTATAGGTTGCTAGTATTTTTTACTAGCTGTTTTTGAAAAGACCCTCAGATGCATCAAGAACACTTTGTTCATTGATTCTTTTTTTTAGATCTTTAATTTTAATATCGATCCACTTCATGTCAGTCGTTACTCTGCCTTGTTTCAACGCCTGATTCGCCCATTTGGACTCCAACTGAAGTTTCTCCGATACTAACTCCTGTAGTGCCATTTTTTAGCTCCTCATATGTGATGAAAATTCTTTTTGGTGTATAAAGAACTTCATCTTTTATTTCGATCTCACCATTGTTCAGTTTTTTTCCAAACTGTCGTAAGGCCGAAACTTCATCTTGAGCATCAACTATCCCATCATAATACTTACCTTCTGATCGTATCTGAATTCGATAACTGCTCATAAGAGATTATATAACAAAAAAGGACAATAATACAACCCTATACATCTGTTAGTTGTTTACAGGTATATTTTGTGGCAAGCCTATGTTTTTCTACTACATCTCGTGGAACTTCAGTCAAGAGATCAACTGATTCTTTGTGGGCTGTAAGCATGCATTCATACCAATTATCAAATTTTTTAGGAAATTCTACAGGTGGTGAACAAGTAAAATCTAAAAAAGAACACACGTATATTGTAAGTACAAATTTCAACTAATCTCCCATTTAATCCTTGCATTTAATATCTATTTTGCTATAAAGGCTAGACAAATAAAAGGAGTATAACATGGAAAAGGACGACAAAAAACCAAGCACACTACAAAAGGTGGTAGAAAACTTAACGCACCCTGTATCTAATATTAGAGAGGTTGATTTTAAAAAAGGTTCTGATGATATAGTGCAAACACTTGGTGCAGAAACAGAAGCTATTTTAATTACATATGAGAGAGATAAAGGTGAACTAAAACTTTTTCACAATGGAGTAGAAATAGACAAAGCAGTTTTTGCAAAAATAATAAGAGCAGAAACAGGATTTTATTCTTTGTTTGATTATGTTCAAACTAAATTTAAATCATGGAGGGATGCATGGGTAAATTAATTTTAAAAAGCTCATCTAAAGCTTTTGCAAAATTTGTAAAAGATGTAGATGAAATATTATCTAAAGTGCATACACATGACAAAGAGGGTAATAAATCTGATTGCACATCAGCAAGCTTTGTAGATAGCAGAGATAGACTTGTTAATGTTGAGATTGATTTTAAAGATGGTCATCCATCAAGAATACTTAATGCTTGGGTAGCTGCAGATTTTGTTCAAGATGAAATAGATAGCATTGAGGACAAAAACGAAAAGGGGGATCAATGAAATATTTAGGAAGATTATTATTGTTATTAGCAATATTTT